GCGAAAAATCTTGACGCAGAAATGACGCAAGAGGTGACGCACTCAAAGAATACGGACTTAAAGAACACGGGTGGAGAGGGCGCGCGCAAGACGCGCACCACGACCATTCCTGACGATTGGGTTCTGCCGGAAAAGGGTTGGGAATACGCCCGAAAGAAAGGATGGACCGATGGAGAAATTAGGGTCGGCGCTGAACACTTCGCAGCGCACCACGGCGCGAAAGGAAGTCGCTTCAAGGACTGGCACAAAGCCTGGACCACATGGGTTCTCAACGAACGAAAGTACGGCGGTTCCCGGTCCGGTTCTGGCCGAGATACGGACCCGTATCTTGACGCGGCTAGGGACGTCATTGCTCGTGACACGCAAGGCCGATCTGCCGGAAGAGCAGGCGAGGCGGGAGGATTACTGGCGTTTCCTCAAGACGGAAGTGACGGACCCGTCAAAGGTCAGGGAAGCAATGTCATCGAATTGCAGCCCGTCTCAGGCGGCGGCGCTCTTTGGGGCGATGACGGTGCTTCTGAACCCCAGCAGGGACACGCCGGAACGGGTGAGGGCGCGGGTGAATGCGTTTTCGCAGCGGCTTTCCGGCTACCCGGCGGCGGTGGTTAGTGGCGTGCTTGAGCACTGGTCGGAAAACCACGCATGGCAACCGGCATGGGCGGAACTGAAGCCGCTTCTGGACCAGACAAAAGCGGACATGGAGGCATTGGAGAAATGACGATTCAATTTATGCCCGCGCTACTGAGGCAGCGCCCTAACAGCCGCATCGGGTCTGTGAAATGGAAGTCCCGATTAGTGCAGACGCACGGCGACAGATGGGAGTGGATACCAGCCAGAGAGGCGGAAAAACGGTGGTTTCAAAGCCAGATAGAAACAGCCCCACCCATCTCACGCGCGCCGGAAATGCAGCAGGATGTTTTCGGGATTTGGAGTGTGCAATGACCTGGGAGGTAATAGCAGAGAAGCCCCGTGGCGAGCGTGGATGGCCGACAAAGCTGGATCCGGTGTTTGATATTGCGCGACGGGAAGTCGAGGCAGGCACGCACATCATGTGCACTCGGTTTGTCACGCGCCTCAACCCCGACACATGGGAAGACGAGGAATACGAACAGCGGGTGAAGAAAGAATGCGCGGACCCGCTTGAGCCGTTCAAGTTCTGGTCGGAGCCGAAGGGCATGGCGATCTACGCGGGGCAGCGTTGATGAGGAAGCAGAAGCGCAAGCCCGCAGAGGCAGCAGCGCCACCAGACGCACAACTTGCCAACCGCCGGTTTGAACTGGTGGACACTGAACGCGCGGGCGTCAAGGCACACCGGGTTAGCATTATCTCCCGTGTTCAACTGATGCACCGTCAAGGCAAGCTGTCACGAGATGAAATGACGGCCTGTGAGTATTTCGAGGAAACTTACATGCGGGCTGGCGGCACGCGGTTTCAGACTGTGGACCTCGACCGCATTCCAGGCGCGGACATGTCGGACGGACAGGCGTTCGCGCAAACGATGCTGGCGGGCCTGCGCCGCGCCATTGGCTTGCCCGCATACAACTGGCTTGTATGGGTTGCGGTCGAGAATGAGGCGATCCGCCCGATGTGTCGCCGCGCATCCTGTCGCAACATTGAGGGGCTTCCACGGTTCCGGATGTCTGTCAGGAGAATGGCCCGTCATTGGGGGTTGCCGATGGCGCTTGACAACGGGAACGCTTAAGGGGAAGATATTCTCATGTTGTACAAGTGCGGGTGGGCCAGACGGCTTGCCCGCTTTTGATTCTGGCGGCGGCGCTGAAAGTAGAAGCGCCACGGCTGCGAGTGAGGTCCGCCCGCTTCGCGCTTGGGAGACAGGACAACGCGCAGGATACCGTGTCAAATATCGGTCAGTCCGACGCGACCAGCCGGATTAACGCCCGGCCCGCCAGAAACTCATTCCAGTCCCCTCCGGGTTGTTTTAACTCGCATTTTACCGGCCAGCGTGGGGGCTGGGACACCATACGCGGTTGCGCTGGGCATTTCCCGGCGGGCTTCGGCTAGGGCCTGAAACGGTCGCCGCGTAGTCGCAAGGGCTTCCTCCCCTGTGAACACCTCCGCCGGGCAGGTGGCGACAAAGCCCGGCAGCAATTCGGAGGTCATAATGCGTGACATGACAATCATCACCCCCGGCGGTGGCGGTGCGGCGATCGAGTACGCAATCTGATGGGCGAGATAGTCGAAGCGCATATCGTCACTCACTCGGATACGGACACTCAGCGCGTTATCCAGTCTGCGCACGACGCGGGCTTAGAAGGCGTCGTCATCATGGGGTACGACAAGAAGGGTGAAGAATACTTCGCTTCATCCTATGCGGACGGCGCTGTTGTGCTCTGGCTGGTCGAACGGCTCAAGCAAGATCTGATGGACCGCACCGGCAACCCAAACTGAACCCCGCCGCGTGCAGCACTTCCTCCCCCGCTGCTCCGAAAGCGCGACGGCAACCTGGGGCTACGGCCCCTTTCTTATGTGAGGCTGATATGAGCCTGAAACACCATGCCCGCTGGCAGACCGAGTAAGTACAAGCCGGAGTTCGCCAAGCAGGCGGAGAAGCTTTGCAAGCTTGGCGCAACCGATCCGGATCTGGCTGATTTCTTCGGCGTGTCAATCAACACGATTGGCAACTGGTCGAATGCGCACGCGGATTTTTTGGGGGCCAAAAAGGCTGGCAAGGATGAAGCCGACGACAGGGTTGAACGCAGCCTCTACCACAAGGCGGTAGGGTACTCGCACGACGCGGTGAAGGTGTTCAACAACAACGGCGAGCCGATGCTGGTCCCGTACAGGGAACACGTTCCGCCTTCTGACACCGCCGCAATCTTCTGGCTGAAGAATCGCAGGCCAGACGATTGGCGGGACAAGAAGGAAGTGAACATCAATTCGCTGCCTGACCTGATTGCTGATGCCCGCGCCCGCACAAAATCCTGAAGCGGATCTCGTTCAGGACATTCTGGGCTTTGAGAAAGATCCGCTGACGTTCGTCAAGTACGCCTTCCCATGGGGGTCTGGTGAACTTGAAGGTCAGGAGATACTGGACTGGCAAGCGGAGTACCTTGATGACGTTGGGCGCAGGCTCCGCGCACAGGGAAGCCGTGAAGGCGTCAGCGACGTTATCCGCAAGGCGGTTGCTTCAGGCCATGGCATTGGCAAGTCGGCGCTGGTGGCGTGGTTGATACTTTGGGCCATGTCCACGTTTCCGGATACCAAGGGCGTCGTCACGGCGAACACTGAATCACAGTTGAAGGGCAAGACGTGGGCCGAACTTGGCAAGTGGTATCGGCTGGCGATCAACAAGCACTGGTTCAAGTTCACGGCAACGGCGCTGTTTGCGGCTGATCCGGAGTACGAGCGGACCTGGCGCATAGAAATGGCCCCTTGGTCGGAACGGAACACAGAAGCGTTCGCGGGCCTGCACAACCAAGGCAAGCGGCTTCTCGTTGTGTTTGACGAGGCATCCGCCATCCCCGACCTGATCCATGAGGTCACGGAAGGCGCACTGACAGACAAGGGAACGCAGATCATATGGGCGCAGTTCGGCAACCCGACGCGCCCTGAAGGCAGGTTCCATGATTGCTTCGGTCTGCTTCGGCATCGCTGGTCGCCCATCTCGATTGACAGCCGATCGGTGCCGATCACGAACAAGGAACAGATCCAGGAGTGGATTGACGACTACGGCGACGACTCGGACTTCGTTCGGGTCCGCGTCAAGGGCGAATTCCCGCGCACTGGTTCTTCGCAGTTCATCCCGACCGATGTTGTCGAGGATGCAATGAGGCGTGACCGTTGGGTTGATGATGGTGCGCCCCTGATCATGGGCATCGACGTTGCGCGGTTTGGCGAAGACCGCAGCACGATAGTCTGGCGCAAGGGTGACGATGCGGTTGTGGTGCCTTGGGAAGAGTTCCGGGGCATGGACCTGATGGCCCTTAGCAGCATTTGCGCGGACAGGATCACGACGCACCAGCCGGAAGCGATATTCGTTGACGGCACGGGCGTCGGCGGTGGCGTTGTGGACCGGCTCAACCAGTTGGGTCACGGCGTCATAGACGTTCAGTCAGGGTCACGGGCCACGGATGACGTTCGGTTTGCGAACAAGCGGGCAGAGATGTGGTCGAACATGCGGGAATGGCTGCGCCGTGGTGCGTTGCCCGACAGCCGCGATCTGAAGTCGGAACTGGTCGGCATTGAATACGGTTACGACAACCGGGGCCGCTACCAGTTGGAAAAGAAGTCGGACCTGAAGAAACGCGGACAGCCGTCGCCTGATCTGGCGGACGCGCTTTCGCTGACCTTCGCGGAGCCAGTAGGCCGGACGGATCTGGGAGATTGGGAAGACGATGTACGAGATGACTTCTCAGGCAGAGACGACTTCACCGGATACTGATGATCCGTGGGCGATTTACGCGCCGAAACAGCAGAACCTTTGCGCTGACATTGAGGAAGCGGCCAAGTCAAAGATTGTCAACGAGATCAAGGAGGGGCTGGCGGAAGACAAGGACAGCCGGTCGGAATGGTTTTCGGAATACCGGAAATACATGGATCTGGTGACGAAGATTCCGGCGGAAACCAAGGACTTCCCCTTCAAGGGCGCGTCCAATGCCGTTGTCCCCATCATGCAGCAGGCGGCGGATAACTTCGCCGATGCGGCATCCAAGGCTGTGTTTCGCGGTGACGTTGTGTCGGTCAAGGTCGAAGGGCCGGACGAAGGTGGCGAGAAGGCCGCGCGTGCGGAACGTGTGCGCCGGTTCCTGACGCATCAGATTGAATCGGGCCGTTACGAAGACGACACCGATGCGATGCTGTCGGCATTGCCGTTGGCTTGTACGGTTCTGCGCAAGACGTACTGGGAAGGCGAGGAACCGAAGGAATACTTCCTGTTGCCGGATGACTTCGAGGTCAGCGCCGCCGTGCGCAATCTTGAGGAAGCGCCGCGCATCACTGAATACCGCACTGTCCAAGTGCGTGAGATTGAAGAGCGAATCCGCGCCGGTCTCTGGGAACGCTGGGACTTCAACGCGGAGACGAACGAACACAAGTTCACGGAACAGCACTTCTGGTTTGACCTGGATGAAGACGGCTATCCGGAACCGTACTGCGGCATTGTCCACGATGACACCAGCACACTGGTTCGTCTGTACGCGAACTTTGGTGTGGATGATGTTCTGGTTGACCCGGAATCGGGCGAGGTCATGCGGATCAACCCGTTGCTTCTGTATGAGGCGTTCCGGTTCCTGCCGTCATTGGATGGCACGTTCTATGGGCGGGGCCTGCCTCACACGATGGGGGCAATCAATCGCACGGTGAACAGCCTTGTACGCCAGTTGATCGACGCGGCGACGTTCCAGAACGGCCCGCCGGTCATGGCATACCGGAAGGAGGCGAAGGTACGCGGTCGCAAGATTACCTTCCAGCTTGGCAAGGTGAACGTGACCGACATACCGCCGGATGCGTTCTACACGCCGCCGATCCCGCAGCCGTCCGTTGTGACGCTGAACCTACTGTCTTCGATGGTGGACAGCGCGCGGGAGATTGGTGGCCTGTCCAACGTCATGGCGGACCTGCCCGCAAACATGCCCGCGACGACTTCCTTGGCCTATGTGGAGCAGGGAAGCAAGGCATTCACGGCGCAGTTCAAGCGTCTGTGGCGGTCACTGTCGCGCGAACTGAACAAACGGATGGATCTGAACCGGCGCTATCTCGATGACGTGCTGGAAGACTACATGGCGCTGAACGATGTGACGCCGGATGTGGCGCTAGCGGACTTCCAGGACGATCTGGACATATCGCCAACTGCGGACCCGGAAGAGGCGACCGACATGCAGATGATGGCGCGTGCGAATGCGTTGCTGTCATTCCGTGGTCAGGGATTGAACGATCAGGAAATCACACGCCGTGCGCTGGAAGCCATGCGCATCCCGGACATTGACGCACTGGCACCGGAAGACACCGGCCCGCCGATACAGGTGTTGATGATCCGTGCGCAGTTGGAAATGGCACGCAGCAAGCTGGACGCCGAACTGAACAAGATGGAAGCCGAAACGACGCTGAAATACGCACAGGCCGCGCATGAAATCTCGCAGGCCGAAGCGGAAGAGCAGGGGCGGCAGCTTGACCAACATTTGGCGGTTGTCCGGGAAATCCGGGCGAACGCGATGGCTGAAATCGATGCAATGGGCAAGATGATCAATGAACAAGGCACTGTGGGGCGAATGGCTCCGGGACAAGGTGACCAGGGAATTCCTCAGTTCAATATCTGAGGAAGCCGAAGCGAACCGTATTGCGCTGACGGACGTCGAGATGACGCCGGACATTGCGGCGGTGCGCTACCAACAAGGGCTTCAGGACGCGCTGCGGCGTGTAGCGGAAAGCCCCGAAGACTTCATGGAAATGGATGACGATGATGCTGAATGAGAGTGTTCAGCCGCTTCAGCATATGTGCCTGATTCGGCTTGAGAAGATCGAGAAGAAGACGACCGGCGGCATTCATCTGCCGGAACAGACCATTGACCGGCAGCAGGGCGGCAAGATCCACGCTGAACTGTTGAAGGCTGGGCCGACCGCGTTCACGGAAGAGCGCTTCGGTGAAGTCGCGCCTGAGATTGGCGATGTGGTTGTTGTCAAACGCTACGCCGGACAGGCCGCAGTCACGGACGCATGGGAGGATGACGGGGCGGAGTACCAGTTGATTTCCGCAGACGACATTCTCGGCATCGTGGGGGCAGTGGCATGAGCGAAGAAGCAGTCGTTGAAGAGACGGAACAGACCGAGCAGACGGAGCAGGTCAGCGACCCGGTTGAAGCACTGGCACGCGAACACGGATGGAACCCGGACGGCCCCAAGACGGCTGCGGATTTCATCGCGAGCGGGCTGGATTATCGGCGCACGCTGAAGAACCGGCTTGACGAGGTGGAAAGCGCGACCAAGCGGCTGGACGGCTGGCGCGAGAAGGCCGAAGCCGCCGGGTACGAGCGGGCCAAGCGCGAGATCGAACAGCGCAAGGCCGAGGCCAAGGAAGAAGGCGACGTGGAAGCGTTTGAACGCGCCGTTGCCGACGAACAGAGAATCGACGGGGTGAAGGATCAGGGTCCGGACCCCGAACTGAAGAACTGGCTGGCACGCAACCCGTGGTTCGAGACGGATCAGGAGTTGCATTTCAAGGCCAAGGCCATTGATGCGGAATTGCAGAAGAAACACCCGGCGCTGACGCATGGTGAACTGCTGGAACGCATCGAGACGGAAATGAAGGCGCGTTATCCGGAAGCATTCGGGATTGCGAAGCCGAAGCCATCACCGCCGAAGGGCGAGGGCCGCACACAGCGCGGCAAGCCGAATGGGAAGTCATGGGACAAGCTGCCTTCTGAAGTGCAGCGCGAAGCCGACGCGATGATCAAGCGTGGGTGGGTCAAGGACCGTGACGAATATGTGGCGAACTACAATGGATGGGCAGAATGACTGAACGGACACCCCGCAAGCCGCGACAGAACCGTGAACGTGTACCCGTTGGGGTGCGCGGCGGAAGGCTGTCGCACGACAAGGCGAATGAAGACCCGGCCAAGGTTTACCGCTGGGTCAATGACGAACCGGGCCGCATCGCGCGCTTCGAGCGCGGCGATTACGCCAAGGTCACCGTCAACGGAAGTCCGGTCACGGAGCACGCAGGCAACGGACAGACCGCATACCTCATGGCTATCGACAAAGACCTTTATGGACAGGACCAGCAGACAAAGCTGAAGCCAGTTCGGGAAGTCGAAGCCGCGATCAGATCCGGAAGCCTGGAACAGAAACAAGGCGACGGCAGGTATATCCCGCGCGATGGAATCGACGTGGAAGAAACCGGAGGCCGCCGCCGTTCTCAGGAGTAAGATAGGTGGCAAACACAGATGCACCTTTCGGCCTTCGCCCTGTCAAGAAGCAGGGTGCGGGGTCGTACAACGGTGGGGCGCGTCCCTACTATCTCCCGGCAACGGATTCGACGGCACTGTTTATCGGTGACCCGGTGATCCGCGTGGCGGGTGGTTCAAACGCTTCCGACATTGAGTTGGCTGGCGGCAACAAGTTCGGCGCAGGCCAGCTTGGCGCGGTCACCAAAGCAACGGCGGGCGACGGTAACGCCATCACCGGCGTTGTCATTGGCTTCTCTCCGGACCCGAACGGGCTGGAAAGCATCCATCGCGCCGCTTCGACGGAGCGTGTCGCATGGGTCATCGATGATCCGTATGCGGAGTTCGAGATTCAGGCGGATGGTGCCGTTCCGGCGGCTTCCGTGGGCCTGAATGCGAACCTGATCTTCACCAACGCGGGATCGACCGTGACCGGCCTGTCCGGTGTGGAACTGGATACGACTTCGGACGCTCCGGCGGCTGATGCGTCAAACCAGCTTCGCATTCTGTCGATTGTTCCGGGTCCGCGTGAAGGCGACACAGTGAACAGTGCGGGCAATGTCTGCATCGTTCGGATCAACCAGCACACCGAAGCGCCTGGCGCTCTGGGCATTTGATAGGGAGGTCATGATATGACAACCGTCAATACCGGCGTCATCGCGAAGGCGCTCTGGCCTGGCCTGAACAACCTGTTCGGTCAGTCCTACAACGAGCACGACATGGAATGTCAGGCTCTGTTCGACACGCAGTCCTCGGAAAAGAACTACGAGGAAACCGTGCTGTTTGCCGGTCTGGGGCTTGCCCCGGCCAAGGGTGAAGGCGCAGCCATCACGTATGATGCAGAGAAGCAGGGTTATACCGCGCGCTTCATCAACGTGACCTATGCGCTGGGCATGCAGATCACCGAAGAAGCGGTTGAAGATGACCAGTACCGCACCCTTGGCGAACGGCGCACCCGTCTTCTGGGCCGGTCCATGCGGCAGACCAAGGAGAACGTCGCGGCGAACGTCTACAACAACGGCTTCTCCAATACGGGGCCGGATGGTGTGGCGATGCTGTCGGCTTCGCATCCGACGCAGGCGGGCAACCAGTCCAACCTTCTGACCGTCGCTGCCGATCTTTCGGAAGCTTCGCTGGAAGACCTGTGCATTCAGATCGGCAACACCCAAGATGACCGGGGGTTGAAGATTGCCCTGAACGCACGGTCACTGCACATCCCGAACGAACTGGAATTCGTTGCCGCGCGCATCCTGAATTCCGTTCAGCAGTCCGGCACGGCGAACAACGACATCAACGCCATCCGCGAGATGTCGAAGTTCCCCGGCGGCGTTCACGTCAACCACTACTTCACGGACTCGGATGCGTTCTTCATCCGGACCGACATGCCGGAAGGGCAGGGAATGCTGCACTTCAACCGCGTGCCGGTATCGTTCGCGGAGGACAACGACTTTGACACCGGCAACATCCGGTTCAAGGCGCGTGAGCGTTACAGCTTCGGCTATGACGACTGGCGCGGCGTCTTCGGCACGCCGGGCGCGTAACCAGGTGGGGCGGCTTTCGGGTCGCCCCTTCCTTCTTCTGACGCCTTTCGAGGCGTTCCCCCATAAACGTCAGGAGATTTGACTATGGGTACCCCCTCCCGTTTCCCCAATGGTATCACCAACAACAAGTCCGGCCCGCTCCGCGATCTGACGGCGCTGGATCCGACACAGCTTCATGTATTTTTCGATGACTTCATGGAGACGTTCAACGCGACGCCATGGACCATCACGACCGTCGAGGCCGGTTCCGGGTCCGCGACCGAAGCTGTCGGTGACACACAGTTCGGTGAACTGGTCATCACGAATGATGACGCCGACAACGACAGCGACTTCATCTTCTGGGACACTTCGACGTTCCTTCTCGGCTCCGGCAAGAAGGCGTGGTTCAAGTCCCGCTTCAAGGTTTCCGATGCCACGCAGTCGGACTTCGTGATGGGCCTTCAGGCGAACGATGCGACTCCGCTGGACACCACGCAGGGCGTGTTTTTCCGTTCGGACGATGGCGATGCCAACATCGACTTCATGGTCGAGAAGGACAACGCCGGGACCGAGGAAGCCGCCGTTACCACGATGGCCGATGACACCTACGTCGAACTGGCCTGGTACTACAACGGCAAGGACGCCATCGAGGTCTGGAAGGACAACGTGAAGGTGTTCACGCAGACCGACCTGTCGCGCCTGCCGGATGGCAACACCATCGGCGTTTCGTTCGGCATCCAGAACGGCGAAGCCGCCGCGAAGGTCATGACCGTCGATTACATCTATGTTGCCGTGGAGCGTTGATATGCGAATTCAGCGGATCAAGTCGGGCAAGTCCTGGAAGGTGGTCGTTGACGGCGAGGAAGTCGCCAAGGGCCTGACCGAAGACAAGGCTGCGGCCAAGGTCGCGGAGATTGTCAATGGCTGACGCTGTTAGTGTTCAGACGCTTGTGGACGGGCCGCGCAATGCGGTCCTCCACTGCACCAACGTCAGCGATGGCACTGGCGAAAGCGCGGCGGTCAAGGTAGATATGTCCACCCTGTCCGGGTCGCCTTCGTCCCTCGCCATCGAACGCGTGCGTGGCACCACGTCCGGCATGGCCGTTGACCTGTTCTTCGATGCGACGGCCAACGATCTGGCGTTGAGCATCCCCGGCGATGAATCGATAGACATTGATTATCGGGACATCGGGGGCTTGCAGAACCCGAAATCGAGCGGGTTCACGGGTGACATTCTGGCATCCACGCGCGACCACACGGCGAATGACACCTACGCCTTCACGATCTGGGTGCGCAAGAAGTGACTTCGCTGCTTGTACCCTACCTGACGCGCCTGGCGGATTCGCTGGATGCGATGGTTGATGGCAACGACACGACCGCGACGGATGAAAGCGCCAGCAATGGCGATGCAGCATCCGCCACGGTCACGCCGGGCGCATCACAGGCCGTTGTCATCCAGAACATCACCTTCTCGATGCCTCTGAGCATTTCCGCCGCGAATGTGGCCGTGGAGGTGATCGACGCGGACGATAACGTCCTGTGGATCGGTGACGTTGGCGGGCTGGCAACGACCGTGGTCAGCGCGAATATCCCCGTCAACATCAAGGGGCCGATCGGGAAGGCGCTGACGGCGCGCTTCAAGAACGGCGTCTCCGGTGTGAAGCAGAAAGTGTCCATCGTGGGGCGGCTTGCTTGAGGACATTCATAGCGAGTTGGTCAAGATACGGCGGCTTCTCAACCGCGCCGTGGTAGCGGGCAACCGCACGAATGAACTATTGGAGGCGCTGAATGCCCCAGGGACCGGCAAAGGTCAGCGACCTGACTGCACTTGCGGGAACGGACGCGGCAGAAACGGATCTGTTTGTTGTTGTGGACGTTTCGGAAGCGGCGGCGGCAGACCAGAACAAGAAGATGACGCTGGCGGAACTGCGCAAGGCGCTGGGCTTCGGCCTGATACCGGGCGCGGGGGCCGAACTGACGGTCGCGAGCGGGGCGGTGGTTCCGACAAACGGGCTGCACGCGATTGACACTGAATCCGACGCATCCACGGACGACCTTGACACGCTGACGGCGACCAATGCCGTCGCGGGGGACATGGTGACCCTGTACGCGGCGGACAGTTCCCGGACCATCGTCGTCAAGGACGGGACCGGCAACATCCAGTGTGGCGGTGACAGGACGCTGGACAACGCACAGGACACGGTGACCCTTCGCTATGACGGGTCGTCTTGGCTTGAAGTGGCGTTCGCGAGCAACGGCGCATGAGTTATTACAAGCGCCGGTCACACAACGTCATCAGCGACCGTTCCGGCTTCGAGTACAAGGCGGATCAGGTTCGCAGGGAATGGAACGGTCACATCGTCGGCAATGACGAATACGAACCGCGCCATCCGCAAAGCTACATCAAGGCCCGCCCGGAACGTCCCGGCGTCAAGAACCCGCGCCCATATCCGGATGATGTGTTCGTCGCGGCCTTTCTGATGAAGGAAGACGGCGCACCGCTGGAAAGCGAATACGGGTCATGGCTTCAGAAAGAAGACGCTATCGCACAGGTGGCGGCAAGTTCGCTGACAGGGGGCTGATATGGCGACGAGCGGTTCCATAGACTTCGCCCTGAATGCGCAGGAAATCATTGAAGCGGCCCTGCGTCGTCTCCGCGTGCTTGGTGAAGGCGAAAGCGCGACGGCGGGTCAACTGACCAACGGCCTGCAAAGCCTGAACGTCATGACAAAGGCATGGAACGCGGAAGGCATCACCCTTCACATGCTGACGGAAGCATCTGCGGCCCTGACGGCTGGCACGGCATCCTATGACCTTGGGTCCGGTGGCTTGATCGCGGTTCGCCCGCTGGATCTGACGCAGGCCCGGATTGAAGAAAGCACGGACAACGAAATCCCGATGCAGCGGATCAATCGGGAAGCGTATTTCGAGTTGCCGACCAAGACGGACACCGGCTTGCCCGTGCAGTGGTACTATGACCCTCAGCTTGGCACGGGGAAGCTGTACGTCTGGCCTGCACCGGATAGCGCCTACACCATCAAGTTCACCTATGTGCGCCGTGTCGAGGACTTCGATGCAGCGGGGGACAGTGCGGACTACCCGCCGGAGGATACGGCGGCGCTGATCTGGGGCCTGTGCCTTGAACTGGCGGCGGAATACGGCAAGGAACCGTCTCAGTACATGCTGGGCATGGCATCGCGCTATTACGGCATCCTGGAAGGGCGCAACAGCGACTTCGGCGGCATCGAGTTCGAGCGGGAGTGCTACTAGGTGACGCCCGTAGCTTTCGGCGTTCACTCATACCAATCAGAAACCCGGCAATTCACCAGCCAGCGCGCGCTGAACGTATTCGCGGAACTGGATGAAGGCGGCGCACGGACGAACGTCATGGTGCGGTCATCCGAGGGCCTGAAGGCGTTCGCCACGGCGGGAACCGGGCCGATCCGTGGCGGGTTCTATTCGGAAGCCCTGTCACTGGCCTTCGTGCAGTCGAATGATGAACTCTACAGCATCGCACAGGACGGCACCGCAACGCTTGTAGGCACCACTGATGCGGGTTCCGGCCCGGTCATGTTTACCGATGGTGAAGGCGAGATTGCGCTTCTGGCAAAGTCAACGGTGTGGACATATGACGGCACGGACCTTCTGCCGGTCTCCGATCCTGACTTCCTTGGGGCGTCGTCCATCGACGCGCTTGACGGGTTCCTGATCTACACGGACGGCAAGCGCCTTCGACTGTCGGACCAGAACGACTTCCGCGCGTATGAGGCTTTGCGCTTCGGCACGGCGGCACGCACATCGGGGCCGGTCGTCAGGGTCAAGACCCTTGGGCCGCAGTTCTATGCGTTCAAGGAAAACGTGACGGAGATATTCTTCAACGCCGGGCTTGATACTTTCCCGTTCCAGCGCCGCAACGATGCGGTGGTTCTGCGTGGGACAAGCGCGAAGCACAGCGTTGTCGATCTGGATTCCACGGTCTACTGGCTTGGTGAGGATCTGGTCGTCTACAAGATGAACGGCCCCCGTGCGGAACGTGTCAGTCAGGCCGGTCTTGAAGAACAGATCCGCAAGATTGCAGCGGAAGGGCCGGTTGATGACGCCATCGGGCTGGCGTGGACAGGCGGCGGTCACAAGTTCTATGGCCTGACGTTCCCCACGGCTGACCGGACTTTTGTTGTGGATGCGAAAACAAGGCTCTGGCATGAGCGGCAGTCGGCAGACATGGGCCGCTGGCGTCCCAACGTCATCTTCCAGGCGTTCGGCAAGTGGCTTTCGGGCGATTGCGAAAGTGGCGCGGTTCACGAACTGGATTTTGACACGCACACGGACGCGGGGGAGAACGTCCCGCGCGAGGTGATTGGCGCGCCGGTACAGGCCCGTCCGCAGGAAATGACCGTTGACCGACTGGAAATCACCTTTGAAGTCGGTGTTGGCCCTGAGATCGGCACAGAGCCGCTTGTAACGCTGAACGTGTCCAAGGATGGCGGCTTCACATGGGGGCATGACCGCACGGCGTCTCTGGGCAAGACCGGCGAACGTGAAAGGCGGGTTGTGTTTCACCGGTTGGGGCAGGGGAAAGAGTTCCTGTTCAAGCTGCGGACAAGCGACGATTGCCGCGTGTCGATCATGAATGCCTTCATCGAGGGGCAGGCAAATGCCGTCTAGGGTCGCGCCGGCACCAAGGGAATATGACCCGTTTCACATGGAACAGGTCACCGACGAACTCAGGGAAGCGTTCAACGCCAACTCGACGGGCGAAGTTATCGAACATGCCGGGACGCCTTCGGGTGCGCTGCAATGCGACGGGTCTGACGTTTCGCGCGTGACCTATGCCAGCCTGTTCAACGTCATCGGCACCACGTTCGGTGCGGGCGATGGATCGACCACGTTCACCCTCCCGGACATTGCCGGGCCGGTTTCCGGCGTGACGGTGTGGATTCGCACATAAGGCGGGCTGAACCCGGCGACATGAACAGGTTGTTGGGTTGGGCGCAGGACTTTGGCGAATGGGCAGGGCTTGAGGTGGATCTTGGGGCCGTCTCTGCGGTTTTCGCCATGGCGGCGACGGACGGGACAAGCATCACGGCCCTGCATGACCACGGGTTCATCTGTGGGACGCTCACAGCGCCATGGTGGAACCCACAGGTGGTGATTGCGGAAGAACTGTGCTGGTGGGCTGAGAGGGACGGCATGGCCCTTCTGAAGCACTTCGAGACATGGGCAGAAGGCATGGGCGCGCACAAGGTTGTGATGGCCCATCTGCCGAAAAATGAGCGCCTGGATCCGATTTACCGGCGGCGCGGATATGAGCGCGTTGATTCAAAATACGTGAGGGCCTTGTAATGGTCGCATTCTCCATAGCCAGCAACATCCTTGGCGGCAATTCGGCGGCGAAAGCTGCGAAGGCGCAGGGCCGCGCGGCAACCCGTTCCACAAATGAAGCGATCCGCTTCCTTGAAGAAGGCCGGGATATGGCTTTTGAGAAGCTGGACCCGTTCATGGAACAGGGCGTTGCCGCAATCAGGGATTACGGGACATTTGTCCGGGGCGGCGAAGGCGCTGCGGAAGTGGCGCAACGGATCGGGCTGAATTCCCCGGCGATGCAGTTCCGGCTGACGGAAGGCATGGACCAGTTGAACAACGCCGCATCAGCGCGCGGGGGACTGTCTGGGGGTGAGTTGAAGGGCCTTGAACGATTCCGGCAGGGTG